AGCCGAATTAGAAGAAATGGAGATAAACACACATGGGTAACAATTTTGCTACCGAACTCGCTGACTCTGAACTATTCCCTGAGTTAGATTTAGAAACCGCTATCGGTATTCACTTACAAAGTAATCACTATCCACCCGTCCCGCTATCTATGGTCGAACCTTGTATCGAAGCCTTAGACGCATACTACGAAGAAGATTTTGATCGTGCAATTGAAATGCCTGAGGGAGTATCGTATCGAGGACAAACTCACGCACCCGCTTGGGCAATTGTCCAACAGCACCACCTAGAAGCGTGGCTACCTGAAGAATTGTGAGATACCTCACACTCATAGGGGGTTGTCAAATGTCAGCCCCCTATGGTAAAATACTCAACTAATAGAAAGGAAGCAAAATGACCCTAAATGGTTATACTTACAAGGTTGGCGATTTATTCACAACCCTGAAGTCAAAGAAAACAGGAATAATCAAAGAGATTATCCCTAACGCATCTGGCTCGGTGCGTATCTTGCTAGAAATGCCAACGAAAGAAACTCGTTGGACTAGCGTTTCTGCCGAAACCCTAGCAAACTAAACAAACAGGCAGGGGGGTTGTCAGACCCCCCTGCTATAATAACCCAAAACCCACAAACGAAAGGAATACAATGTCAAGAGGCAAAGCCATAAATGTCAAGATTGCTACAACTAAAGTAATCAAGGCACTTGAAACCAAACTAGCCCAACTCCAAAAGGATAAGGCTAATCAGAAAGTCAATGAGGAAAAGTTCTCAAAGGCACAAGAGAAATACAACAAGGAGATTGCTAAGTTAGCACTTGGTCAAATCTCTAAGGCAGAGGACTTGTCTGCTCACACTCGCTACAATGGCGAAATAAATGTATCGTTCTCCTTGCCAAAGGGAACTATTGAACTTCCAAAAGAACCTGAAAAGGATTTTGAGAGTTTCCACGATTGGCAATACAAGGAAATGGTAGAGGAAATTGAAAACGCTATCCGTATTCTGAAAATGACAGATGAGGAAGTAGTTTCAACTTCAACTTACAACGCTATCGCTAGATACTTGTAAATCACTTTCCTGAGCATGAAATAAAACTGCTCACCAAACCACCACAAACAGAAAGGTAAAACAAATGACATTAGGCGGATACACTTATCAAGTAGGAGATTTATTCACTACTTCTAAGACAGGCGTTACAGGCAGAATTGAAAAGTTTATTCCTGTTCGTCAAAATGTAACTCGTGTTATGTTGCGCTTGGCAAATAATCAAACAAGATTTGCTATGGTAAAAACATACTAACAGAATTGCTCTCTGTGTTCACGGCAGACTGCGATCTAAAACTAGATTAGATTGAACTTTCTGCGAAAGTCCCTTGAGAGCCTTCATCCTGAGCATGATGTAAAACTGCTCTAAAACCCCCCGACCCGTGTGACTAAGATCACATCTCATTATGTGAGATTAATTAAGAAATAGATTTGTATTTCCCACATTTTTTTGCTATGCTTAGTTATACCAACAAGAAAGGAAAGCCCTAATGATATCAACCGCATTAGCAATACAAGAAGCAACAATGGAAGCCGTTCATGACGAGGAAACTATGAATATGGCTGCCCATATTTTTCATTCACGAAATGAAGTTTCAGAGGATGAATTTATCAGAATGATGTTTATGTATTCTGCTCATCTATCAGCGATTACTGCTACTCTAGTTACTCATGCCTGCTTGACTGAAAGCCAACTAAATGATATGCTAGAAACAATAAAAGAAATGGAAACAATGGGAAAGGACATTGAATAATGGAAGAGACAACAATAGAGGTCCCCTCACACTATAACGCTAATCAATTAGTAACCTATAAGGTTATCAAGGATGGCGTAGCCTCATTCCCAACTACTAAGGTTAATGACCTTGAGTGGGAACTAGAGCAATACCGTCGCACTCAGGACAGAGTTAATGAACTCCAGTCTACAATCAATAAAATTATCGATAACATGTCTGAAGAGTATTGGTTTAATCCTAATACAGAAAAAGAAACAATACTCGAAGACCTTTGCGAGATTTTAAAATTCAACCCAGTTAAAACTGTAGAATTCTCTGCAGTAATTAATGTTAATGGTGCAATCGAAATTCCTCTAAACGAAGCAGAAGACTTTGATTTAGAATCATTCTTGTCAGATACAATTAGCGTTGATTCTTACGGCGGTAATGTTGATATTCATGATTGGAATATTGATAATGCATATGAAAACTAGTTTCTGATAGGGGGCTATCCGAAAAGGACCTGAGTACGTCCTAATAAACTGCTCAATTTTTATTTGAGATCCCCCGCAAATGGGTCGGGGGGCGTGATATAAATCACATGTGAGATTAAGCACATGTCCGATTTTTCCCATTTTAATTAAGATGATTTGACTTTATTTCCCCGTAATGCTAAACTAGATTGTAATCTATTGAAAGGAAAAAAATATGGCTCATGAATTAGAAACCCAAAATGGTGTTGCTAGTTTCGCTTCTTTCCGTGAACCTGCTTGGCATGGTCTAGGCACAGTATTCACAGAAGAAAAAAATACAGCAGAAATGTTGGCTGCTGCTAATCTAAATAACTGGAATGTTCGTCTTGAAGATGTAAATATTCCTACTCACTTATCATCAGATAAGAACTACCAATATGTAGTGCGTACCAATCCTACAGATAACACTCAGACAGATATTCTTGGTGTTGTAGGTGAGCGTTATCATGTTCTACAGAATGAAGATTTATTTTCATTTGGTGACAATATCCTAGATGGTGGTGGTCGTTGGGAAACTGCTGGCGCTATTCGTGGTGGTCGTGTAGTATTTGGCTCTCTTGCTCTTGAGCGTGAGACAGTGCTAGACCCTAATGGTGTTGCAGATAAGGTAAAGACTTATCTTCTTATCAACACATCACACGATGGCTCTATTGCTATTCAAGCGTCAATCACTCCCGTTCGTGTTGTGTGCGCTAACACTCTCAACCTTGCTCTTGGTGGCGTAGGTCGTAAGCGTAATAAAGGTATCAAGCAATCTTTCAAGATTCGCCATACTCAGACAGCACAAGGTAAAGTCGCTATTGCTCGTGAGGCTCTTGGTCTTGCCAATACCTACATGGATGAATTCGACAAGATGGCACACGCAATGATTCAGAAAGAAATCACAGCCGTTGATTTTAATAAAATCATTCTTGCTGCTTATCCAAAGCCTGAGAAAGATACTAAGGGCGCAATCAAGAAGTGGGAAAATAAAGTTGATACAATCAACGATATTTACACTGGCGAATTCAATGGCATGATTGCTAACACTGCTTGGGGTGCGTTCAATGCTCTAACTGAGCGCCTTGACTGGTATCGTTCTGCTCGTGGTGGCAATAACGAGAGTATTCTCGCTGCTGCTAGTGGATTTGACCCATCTATCACAGCAGAAAAAAATCGTTTGCTAACTATTGTTCGCAACACATTAGAATTAGTGTAAACTAATTCAACACCTGAGCAAGTGTAAAAACTGCTCACTATTTTTTTTGCAGATCATAAATTGAAATTGTAATCTTAATATGTGAGACGGGTCGGGGGTGTCCGTTTTGTACCTTTTATTAAGAATGATAGTATTATTTTTTAAAATTTTTTTATTAAGAGGGACTTGATTTTTTCCCGAAATTTTGGTATTCTATATTTACACCAAGAAAGGAAATAAAAATGAAAGTTGAATTATATGAAATGGAATATTCTGTTTCTCCAGGAGGCAAGGATTGCTGGGAAGCAACAGTATATACAGGCTTAGGACATTCTTCTAACTATAGTGAATATAGATCTGCTGGAGAGGCTTTAGACCATTTGATTTCTGTATACCCTGGCGTAGAACTAGAAGTTGACGTAACTACCCTTGAAGCGTATAATTTACAACAGGAAAGGGTATAAAAATGTTAGTAGACGACTTAATTATTAAAGTATATGAGGATAATTATTCCCATATGGACTTTATGGAAAATATGAATGGTGGAGACTGTGATTGTGCTTTACATTCTTTCTTTAAAGTAATAGAGGTTTATACATGCTAGGTTATGAAAAATCAGATTTAGACATGATGATTGCTAATGTAAACATTGCTTCTAAGCAATTAGGCAATTCAGGTATTGCTAGGGGACTAGATGAAGTATCTTTATTTCTTCAAGGTCTATGGGCAGAGGGGTACTTTGACTAATGGATAAAGTTTTATACTGGTCAGATCTAGCAGAGTTAACTCATCAAACACAAGTAGATTTATTTGACTTCTGTGCTTGTGAAGAGCAAGAGTTATTTCCATATGAGGATTGTCCAAGGGTGTGACGAAAGTCACATTACGAGGGCTTGACTTATACCCCTGATTTTGGGAAAATAAGACTATGGACATTTACTTAGAGGAACTCACCAAAACTGTAGCCTATCACGATTCGTATTGTGATTGCCGTGATTGCGCTATGTATTATTTTCTAACAGAAAGGGAAAATGAAAATGCCAATGTATGACCTAAAGGTAGTAGTAGAGTATTTCTATGAAGTAGAAGCAGAGACTGAGGAACAAGCAGAGGAACTTGGTTGGCACTATGAAGACCACGCTTACTCAGGCGAAGTTTATTCTATTGAGGTATGGGAAAAAGAAGAAGAGGAAGTAGAACTAGATGAGGAGGTTAAGTAATGCCTAACTGGTGCTATAACTATCTTGACATATCAGGTGATGAAGCCTTGGTTGCAGATGTAAAACGACAACTCAACAAACCATTTGTCATGAGCCATGATTCATGGAATATGAATACAAAACAAATGGAAATATCAGAAACAAGTTATTCAAACCCTGTCTTTGCATTTCATAATATATATAATCATAGACAAGACGGTATCTCAGATGAGGATTACATAAAGCAACCTGACCATACCCTGCCTTTAGAAGAATCTCTTATGTTCAAGGGCAACCATTGGTACGACTGGAATGTTCGCAACTGGGGAACCAAATGGGATGTTGCAGTTCGTGACGGTGATGAGTATCCTGAGACTGAGTTATATGAAGAGACTGATAGTTCTGTGGGGTATAAGTTTAATACTGCTTGGTCTCCACCTGTTGAGGCTATAACTAAACTATCAGAACAGTATCCTAGCCTAGAGATGAATCTATCTTATGAGGAAGAAACTGGTTGGGGTGGTTCTGTCAACTTCAATAACGGTATTGCTACTGAAGAAGAATCATATGAAAACAAATGTAGAGATTGTGATTCACTAAATAGTTTAGAATACTGTGAAAATGATTGTGGTGAGATTTGTTCAGAGTGTAATTATATGGGGGAAGCAGACCTTGACTGTGTTGCGGAATGTGATACCCACAAGGTATACTTGGACAATGTGCCAGAATACAGAAAGGTAAGCAATGATTGACAAGTTAGTAGAATATATCAAGTTACATGCTCTTAGCATGGAGCAAGATATTGAAAACATTCATACTAAATATGAAGCAGGTGGTATGTATTCAAATGAGGATACGTACATGGAAGAGTATTTGGCAGGTGCCATTGCTGCCTGCTATCATATTCTATCTACAATTGACGAGTTCAGAAAGGAACAGTAGTGGAAATATCACCAACAACATTAGAACCATACCTGCAAAAACAGGTAGACCATGATATCAGCGGTATCGATATCATGCACGGTCACCTAAAAGTTCTCATGCTGCAGGCAGAGCAAGAACTAATTAATGCACAGGCTTTGGAGGATGAAACTGAAGAGGCTATGGATTCTATGGAACGTAAATATTGGGAGGGTATGTGTGACGCATATGCTCATCTATATAGTTTGACATATGATTTATCATTCGCAATAGCAGCAAGAAAGGAAGAAGAATAATGGGAGCACGTTGTACATTTGTATTTAAAACTAGTGAGGACCATGCCGTGGCACTATACAGCCACTGGGGTGAGGACTCGTTGTATCCAGACCTGGCAGCGGCATTGAATCATGCAAGACCTAGGTGGACGGACCCTTCATATGGTACCCGTATGGCAATTAGTTATTTAATTCAGGATAACATCATGGACGAGACTGGCTTTGGTATCTATGGGTGTGACCCTACGGACCAGGCATTCATGGACACACCAATCACAATTGATTTTACAGATAATACTGTAGGCAATGGTGAAGACTGGCATTCATTTGATGAGTTTGTTAATTATCATGGAATGGCTATCTCAAAATAAATTTATCTGAGAAGACGGAGAATGGGTCACTCCGCACACAGGGTGAGGCGCAGGCTGTGGTGGGTCTTGCGCCTCCCCACCTTTTTTGGTAGAATGGAGGTATGCGTATATTGAGAGGTCTTAGGCTAGGAATATCAAAAGAAGAAAAGGTTGCTATTGCTATTGGCAGACTTGTATCTGACTTTGGTCTTGACCTTGAGGCAGTTGGAAAATATCTAGCAACAACACAGCCATATGTAGTTTATGCTCGTGTGCTGGAGGTATTAGAAGCAACTGAATACAACAAGACTGTATCAGAGTATAGGCAGATAGGACAATACTATGGCGACCAACTTCGCTAACAAAGCGGGTATATTATCAGATCTCTGGATTAACTTTAGAGATGAAGAACAGTTCAGTGACTTTATAGAATATAATGACATTGGACTCCCGTTAGCATATTTTGTTCATACTGAATTAGTTAAACCTGCTGATCAAGCAATAATGTATATAGAAGAAACATTTAATTTGTTATGTGCTGCATTAGAGTTAGATCTAGAAGGAGACTATGAATCATTGAATGAAATGTTTGATAAATCTAATAATGTAGAGTAGGGTTGACAGCCTGCAGCAGATGTGCTATGCTGTGGGCTGCGCCCCGACCCTATCTTTCAAATTCCAAACACTTTATTACGAAGATAGTATTTTTTTCCCAGAATTTTTATTACGATCAAACATAAAAAATCCCAGCATTTTATCAAACAAATTTTTATTTGTCAAATCAGGGTTATATCCCTTATACTGTATATAGGTATGTTTGTCAAGGATCTTTTATATACCGCCGCCGAATGGCGGCAGCCCCGAAGGGGCGTGAGATTTCCCAAAAAAACATTAAGAACCCTTTTCAAAAAATCCCTGAAAGTTTGGCGGGGTACAAAAAGATATACCCAAATCCCTCTATATAAAACATTACGAAAACACTTTATTTTTCCCTGATTTTCAAACATTTTAAAACATTTTTATATGGTTTTATAACATTTTGTTATGGTTTTTAAACATTTTTAAACCACATTTTGTCTATAATTTGGGACAAATCATTTGACAAATATGGTTTGATATGGTATTATGCAGGCTATTTGGCTATTTGACATATAAGGTTTTATATGATATGGGGTTTGGGAACTGGGTTGGTTTGAACTGTCGCATTACGATCCATCTTCTAAAGATGTTCCATTCCCCACTTTCCTCCCTTTTCCTCCACCTATAGTATATGAAAATATAATCAGTAATATATTTTTGTGGATAAACCTGTGGATAACTATGAGATTTTGTGGAAAACGGGGTATACAAATCAGGACATTTAGGCTATACTTGTCATATGCAATTCATTCCTGAGCATCAAACCAATAACCTAATCTTGAGGTTTATAGCCAATCAGATATTTCACCGTATATCCCATATGTTCTTATCTAGGTCATTAAGGATATATTATATATATGAGAATGAGTATGATGAGGATAACTCCTTTGTACCGCCGAAGTTTGACCATCTTAGAATTAGAACCTATAACTGGCTATACAATGTTTTAGATAAGCCATATAGTAGATGGGGAACACATTACGATATATCTTTTGATGATGAAGACCAAGAATTAATGGATAGGCTTGGCTCTGATTATGACGAGAATGGTATCCCATATTGGGAGAAGACAGGAACAGTGGATCCAGATTATGATTTACGATAAAATATCTACATGCCTTGAATGGCTAAGTATAAATGACATTGAATGGGATTTGACATACTAGCCAACACTTTGCTATAATTATATCTAGAAGGCATGAACGGCTGATGGTTTACCGTGTGGTCGTACCTCTTCTAGCATCCGCTCCCTTTCTGGCGGATAAGTCGCCTCTCCCTTTCTGGAGGCGCACTCCTGAGCATGAGTCTAAACTGCTCCCTTTCTGTATAATATAGATATGAGTCTATACAGAGAAAAGAATGAGTTTATTCCCATTATGAGGGATACAGATGATCATATAGATGATTATGAAGCAATAGGCATTGATTGATATACCCCAACCATATTGCCCTGCAAAGGGGCAAATGTTGGTTGTGGGGTTCTATTTTGCGCCGAACTTTAAACGCCGCTTTTCCCATATTTCTAGATCTTGCGGATGATCAAAGTCTTCAGTCCAGTCGTTGATTTCAACATAGTTTGATTTATTTGTAAAGTGATGCTGTACCCGTAGGCTTTCAAGGTTCCTTATCTTTTTATACAACAGGTATGTTCCAGGACCTTTTTTGTTTTCTTCTATTACCTGCTGTAGGACATTACGAACGAACTCTTTTTGTCCCCCGTCAAAACTCAATGCAAATATTTCTTTATATTTTTTGCCAGTAATTTTTGATGCTTTGGGGCGTAGAAAAAACTGTATTGGATCTATATTATTTGCTATTGTCTCTACCGCTTGATCAGAAAACCAAACATCACCAAATGCAATAATTGTTCTATCTTCCCCCCACAGATGGACTGATGAGTACAGTTTGGCTGCATCATTCCAGTTGCCTTCAAGAGGATATTCAGTGGCAGCATTTATACTTATATTGTTTTTAGATATTACGACTATATCATTGCTAAACTTATTAAACTGATTAATGGTTCTGTTTAGCAGTGGTTCGCCATCTATTATTGCAAGATGTTTTGGGGTATTACGAAAGTTATTCCAACGTGTACCTTTTCCTGCTGCTGGAATGATTACTCTCATGTCAGTCCATATAAACTAATACATCAAATGCTTCTTCGCAAGATATACATAGTGATGTTGGCTTGCCTTTAACATACTTACCGTCGCCGAGAATTATTTTTCCGCTTTTTTGCATGTCTAATAGATCTGGCGTTAATTTACCATAAATAATTGGTAATAGTTTTACATGACATTTTGGACACATAAGAATTATTCTATCATAGTTGCATTTATTTTTGCTATAAGGTATACTCTTTATATGGGACAATGTAAATGTGGTTATTCAACTGAGTATCCAGACTGCAACGGCACACATAAAATTGTGAAAGCAGTTAAGGATGATATTATTAAACAATTAGAAGATATAGATATAGATGGTAGCAAACTAAATGCTCTTGGGTTTAAAATGCTTGCCATCGCAGCAATCAGGGGTAAGTAATGAAACATGAGGACTTGAGAGATCCTTTCACATATTGGAGAGAAATCTTGACTATGGTATTTATTATAGGCTTTTTACTTGGCGTATGGGCTTCTTAAAATACTGTAATGACTGTAATACCCCGCTACAAAATGGGGCTTGCCTTTATTGTTATAATAATAAAGAAGCGTTAGAGGAATTTGAAAAAGAAGACGATATGTGATATCCTTATAATAAGGGTCTAATTAAAATATAGAGAGCGAGATATAAATGAATCCTAAAGTAACTATTGTTGGAAGACTTGGCAAAGATCCAGAGGCTATTGGACAGTCTGGAGCACGTTTTACAGTTGCCACAAACGACAGAGTAAAGAATGAAACAACGGGTAAGTGGGAAGATAAAGACACATCTTGGTGGACAGTAAAGGCTTGGAAAACTCTTGGACAACAAGCACTTGCTAACCTTAAAAAGGGACAAGAAGTAACAATTGTTGGAACAATTTATCAAGAAAGTTGGAAAGACAGCAGTGGCAATGCAAGAACATCCTATGAAGTTAATGCAGAATCAATTGCTCTAACTCTTCACACAATTGCAAAAGAAGTTCCATCGCCTGCTATGGCAACAGTGAGTGGAGAAGATCCATGGGTCAAGGCTAATGCCTAATTGGACAGAGGAACTCTCAGACGAGCAGAAGAAGCAAGTCTGGGAGTTCATTGTTTTTACAGTAAAAGAAATACGAGAGCAGATTGCTCTTGATATTGAGTATACTTATGAAGTATGGGCTACACACGGCAAAACAAAAAGTCGTAGAACTAAAAAGGCTTTTGAAGTTTGTGCAGATATAGCCAGAGGATTAAACGAAAGGATGCCAGATGAAACTAACAGAGGCAGCACAGGAGAAGGTTAGAGAATTAATTAAGGGTACACAAATTGCTATCCCTAATCATGAAATATTCTTACGTGTTACTGTAATGCCTGGAGGATGCTCAGGGCTAAAACATCAAACATATTTTGATTACGAAAAACGTGATAATGATAGCGTGTTTAGTTATGATGGGTTTGATCTTAGAGTAGATAATCTATCTTTGCCTTATCTAGATGGGGCTACCATAGAATACTTTGATACCATTGAAAAACAAGGATTTTTTCTAGATAATCCAAATGCTACAGGAACATGTTCTTGTGGTGATAGTTTTCACTAATGGTGTTATACTCACCATATGACAACAAACAGAATAGTTGCTCTTAGCACAACTTCACCTTTATTGCTAAGTCCTGCAGGAACACACTCTGGAGTTGATATCACAGTGCAAAATATCAACGCTACAGGATATGTTTATCTTGGCGGATCAAATTTAACTAACGCAAATTATGGTTTTAGAATTGATCCTAGCCATGCAATTTCAATTGAATTAAATGGAAGAGATGCTTTGTATGCCCTTGGTTCTACCAGTGGATTATCTGCTTCTATTCTTATGACTAATCTAGAACAAGGAATGTAATGGCACGTTTTTATAATCCACCAGATGTTGGCGTACCTGGTCCACAAGGTCCACAAGGTCCTACTGGTCCGCAAGGTCCACAAGGAGATCCTGGTCCTGCTGGAGGATTTGGATATTCAGCATCATATTGGAGCACTGTAGATCAAACTGGAACAAGTGGATCTATTCAAGCACATACATTAAATAATATTGATTGGGAAGATGGAATTCAGTTAGTAGATAATTCTAAAATTACCTTTTTATATGCTGGTAAATACAATATTGCATTTTCTGATCAGTGGCACCACACTGGCGGTGGAGGATCTGGTAGCACAGTAAATATTTGGCTTGCAAAAAACGGTACAGCAATAGAGGATACAAATACAAAAGTAATTGTTAACACTAATAATCCTTATTATGTTGCAGCATGGAACTTTTTTGTTAATGCTAGTACAAATGATTATTATCAAATAATGTGGTCTGCTGATACTACAACTATAAAATTAGAAGCAGAGCCTGGAACTGGCAGTGGTGCAAATCGCCATCCGTCAATTCCTTCTGTTATTGTAACTGTTAACCAAGTAGGTTAATTTGACAAAACCTAGGGGTAGGTATATAATAGAAGTATGGAAAAGGGTAGAGTAGTTATTTGTGATTTATGCAATAAAACTATAGAAGTTCGTTGGGGTATTTTTGCTCATCAATCTTTATACCGCCATAAAAAGGCTGATCATAAATGAAACAAAGAATCATTGAGTTTGCTGCAGATGGTACAGCAATTCCAGATATAAAACCTTCTAAAAACTCTATACCCACATGGTATAAAGATATACCAACTTTTAACAAAAAGAATATAGTCTTTAATGATGGCATAGAGCCATTTAAAAATGTCAAATCATGTGTACCATTTTTAGATGCAATGAACACTGGTTATACCGTTACACTATGGTCAGACGTTTATTGTAATCTTGGTGATACTGGTAATCATAATTTTAGATGGACAATCGGACCAGATCCTATTTTATACCGTGGTAAAAATAAACATTTTTTAACTACAACAGATGAGTTTACTGATGATAGTTTTGCATGGCAGTCTCCATACTGCTTTAAATTACCAGATGGTTACAGTGCTATTGTAACTCACCCATTTAATAGGCATGACTTGCCCTTTGTTACACTTACAGGAATTGTAGATGCCGATGATATTATGACTTCTGGTAATGTACCGTTTTTGCTTAAAAAGGACTTTAGTGGTATCATTGAAATAGGAACTCCTTTATTTCAGATTATTCCATTCAAAAGAGAAACTTGGAAAGCAGAAAGAAATGAAGAACTTCTCAAAATTGCTAATGATCAAAAAATTTCATCACAAAGAAAGTTTTTTAATTATTACAGAGATAAAATTTGGAAAAAGAAAGAATATCTATAGGAGATAATATGCCACACAGCGTAAAAGAAAGAATAACAATTGGATGGTGCGATAACGGAGTTGTAGAAGGACGTTTTGCAAGCGGTATTGTTAATACTGTCATTCAAGGAAAAGAATTTGGATTAAATATTATTAACACTATTCGTGTTAATGGTAATCAGATTGCACGTCAAAGACAATCTTTATGGGATTTTTGGGCAGACCTATCTGATAGTGAATGGTTGTTATGGGTTGATTCTGATATTATCATTACCCCACAAGTTGTAAAAATGCTTTGGGAAGTTGCAGATAAAAAGACTAAGCCAGTTGTAACGGGGACATATTTTGTTTCTGCAGAAAACGAACAAACTCTTATGAGACCAATGCCAGCGTTGTATTTAGAAACAGGTGATATTTATCAAACACAAGTTTTACATCCTTTGCCAGAAAATCAGGTTGTTCCAGTAGATGTGGCTGGGTTTGGACTTATGCTAATGCACCGCTCAATTATTGATCCAGTAAAGGCTGTTGCTGGTGATATTTCTGTGTTTGGAGAAAACCAACAGGCTGCTAATAAGTTTGTTAGTGAAGATGTTTCATTCTGTCGCAATCTTAAGAAAGCAGGATTCCAATTGTACGCACATACTGGTGCAACTGTTCAGCATATGAAAACATTTTCATTTGATAAAAACTATTACAACATATATTGGGATGCTATGACTAGCGGAAAGATTAAGAAGCCCGAAAATGGCTGATCCAAATCAAACTCCACAAAGAGGTGATTGGGCTTGTCCATGCAATGGCTGTAAAAAGGCTGTTGCTTTTGAACGCAAACAACTTTTAGAACTACTTGAAGTAACCAAAGTTGAATATCAGATTTATCGTGGGTCAAGTTTTGATAAAGATGGCAATCTTCTTTGGATGAAAGATGATGTTGAAGCATATTCTGAAGGAATAGATGTTGCAATTAATTTAATAAAAAGCAGAATGGATAAAAAGAAATGAAACTATTGGCAATAGGTATGCAACATCACGATCATAATGCAGCATATTTTGATGGAGAAAAACTACACTATCATAAATTTGAAAGAACAAAACAAATTAAACACTTTGAATATGAAAATAGATGGGAAATATTTAAAGATGTTCAAGAACTATGGAACTTTAAATTAGATGAAATAGATGATATTGTTATTGATTATGACTATGCTACCTTTTTTCAAAACATAGACCCAGAGTTTGATTTAACAAGACCAGAAGTGTTATTTTATAGAATACCAAAAAAATACAATCCTTTTGAATCTTTTGGTATAAAAAATGCATGGCATATAAGCCATCATTATTCTCACGCCTTATCCACATGGATGCTAGAAGATAAGAATAATTCTCCAAGAGTTAGAGTTGTTATAGATGGCATGGGAAATAATAAAACATGTACAATTTTTGAAAATAATGTTGTTATAAAGAGTGTATATGAGGCTGACGCTGGATCAATTGGGTTTCATATGAACAATGCTGCTATGTGGCTTGGTGTAAACAAAGTGAGTTCGCTTGACAATGCTGGCAAAGTTATGGGCTTACAGTCATACGGAAGGGTTCATGACCAATACTTAAAAGAAATTAATGAGTTTGGAATTGATAATGCTAATGCCATATTTGACTTGACTAGATGGAATAACTACATGAAAGATCCATTGTTAACTAATCTTACCCCTCTTGACTGGATTAGAACTGTGCATGAAAGAGTTGGGGATCTTTTAGTAGAACTATTTAGTAAGTATATTAATAAAGAAGAAAGTGTTTCGTACTCTGGAGGAGTAGCACAAAATGTTGTATGGAATACAAAACTAATTCATAATTTTCCTAATATAATTATTCCACCACATTCTAGTGATGAAGGATGTAGTTTAGGTGCAATTGAATGGTTAAGAAAATATCACGATCTTCCTGAGTTTAAACTTGAAAACTTTCCATATTGTCAAAATGATTATGCTCCAAGCACAGAGCCTACAGATGAAACAATTAAGTATGCAGCCAAAATGTTGGCAGAAAATAAGATTGTAGGTTGGTATCAGGGACATGGGGAAGTTGGTCCTAGAGCGTTGGGTCATAGGTCTATATTAATGAATCCTGCTATACCGCTTGGAAAAGAAATTATTAATTCTGTTAAAAAACGAGAAAACTATAGACCATTTGGAGCATCTGTTTTATCTGAGCATGTACTAGATTATTTTAAATATGATATAAAAGATCCACACATGCTATTTACTAATGACTTTAAGGTTGATACGTTCCCAGCAATTACTCACGTTGATGGCACTTGTAGAACTCAAACGGTAGAAAATGATGGATCTGCATACAGAAAACTAATTGAAGAATTTTATAAGTTGACTGGACATGCATTAATTCTGAATACTAGTTTAAACATTAATGGAAAACCAATTGCAGGATATCCTGAGAATGCTATTGACTTGTTTGAGTTTTCTATGATAGACTGTATGATAATTGGAAATACAATATTAAATAAATAATGGTCTGTAGTTCAGTTGGCAGAACAAGGCACTGTTAATGCCTGGGTCGTAGGTTCGAGTCCTACCAGACCAGCCAAGCGAATATTGCATAGTGGTAGTGCGTAACCTTGCCAAGGTTAATGTGCGAGTTCGATTCTCGCTATTCGCTCCAAGGTCCGTTAGTTCAGTTGGTTAGAACGCCACCCTGTCACGGTGGAGGTCGTGAGTTCGAGTCTCATACGGATCGCTAAGTCTCCATCGTCTAGTGGTTAGGACAACACCCTTTCACGGTGTAAACGAGAGTTCAATTCTCTCTGGAGATACTCGAAATAACATCTGAACAATGTTATGGAGATCGTTATTACTGAAACTGAGTTCGTGGGCGCATCATACGAAGGTGTTCAGACCGAAGGAGATTGCTCTGCTACCCCACTAGGTAATAACAGCCAGCGGAGACTTTGTGGCTGGCATTTGCCTCCTTAACTCAGGGGTAGAGTACCCGCCTTGTAAGCGGGTTGTCGTAGGTTCAAATCCTACAGGAGGCTCGTGGCACACTTATCAATTAAAGAATTGTCTAAGCGCAATAACTTTCAGACCTTTGTCTATAGAATAGGCATTGGTCAAGGGTTTTATCTTGTTAATACAGATATACTTGTTAAGTTAAATAAATCTATTTTAGAAAATATTTTATCAGTTGACGATTTAAATAATTATAAAGTTGGTAGATCAATACAATTACCAACTGAAACTAATGATTTAGTTCCATTAAGTATGCTTTATAAAGACTCAGATTTTTCTACTAGAACACAAAATACAACAGCAAAACAAGATGAACAGATATTTAATATTGCATGTTTAATGGATAGTATTAAAAATGAAAGTGGCTTAGAATATGTGCCAATTAAAATTATAGATAATATATATAATGTAAGGTCAATAAAATCTTTAGAAGATAAATCCAAGGCTGATTTTTGTTTCATAGACTTAGATGGTAAAGAAGTAGGTTTTGTATCACATAAAGATGGTATAAGCCCTAGAGACTTCCAACAGTGGTCTGGTACATCAAAAAGATTTCAAGAAGAAATATTTTTACATCCTGAGACTCAAGATTTTATTTCTGTTTTGAAAGAAAATTTTAATGACAGTCTTCCACCAGCGTCAACAGTAGCAAGAAAAATATCAGATCAAAGACTAAAACATCTTGCCGTATTTGGTAATGATTTTGGTCAAGTGCTTGGTAGAAACAATGTTGAGGCTGTAATGCAAGGAGATTTACAACTTATATTTAAGAATGAATACTGTGAATTGGTTGGATCTCACTATACTATTAAGAATGGAGAGATACCTGTTTACGGATATGAGCCAGTGCTTATGGCAGTACACAAAAGAGATAGAAGCGATCATTGGATTAAAAACTGTAGGCTTACTATAAATCCATTAGGTACTAGAACTATTAAGTTGTTCATATAGTTGATGCTATAATTATATAAAAGGGGTAATATTGGCTAAAATTGTATTCTTAGGTAACTTTAGTGTTGACTACAGTAGTGAAACGCATCATGCTAAATCATTAGAGGCTCTTGGGCATACCGTCGTTAAAATGCAGGAGCAAAAGGCTAAGAGCAATGTTATTCTTGCTGAAGCATTACAAAGCGATTTATTTGTATGGGTTCATACTCATGGCTGGAAGACTCCAGGATCACCTTCTATGGATGTAGTTTTAACTGAATTAAAGAAGGCTGGCATACCAACAATGACCTATCATCTTGATCTTTGGTTTGGACTAAAACGACAAAAAGATTTAGAAAATGATAATTTTTATAGAACAATTGGTCACTTCTTTACTGTAGATAAACTTATGGCTGATTGGTTTAATGATAATACATCAGTAAAAGGACACTACCTTCCTGCTGGGGTATATGGAGAAGAGTGTTATTTAGATAGTTCTTATGGAAATGGTTACGAGCATGACATTATATTTGTTGGAAGTAAGGGTTATCACCCAGAATATCCATATCGCCCAATGTTAATTGACTATCTAAGACAAACCTATGGCAAAAGATTTTTACATGTTGGTGGAGATGGCGATACTGGAACTGTGCGTGGAGAAAAGTTAAATAGGATTTATGCTAAAAGTAAGATTGCAATTGGAGATAGTTTAAATTTAAATTTTGACTATCCGTATTATACAAGTGATAGACTATTTGAAAGTACTGGTCGTGGTGGGTTCACAATCTACCCTGATATTAAAGGACTAAGAGATTTATTTGTAGATAAAGAAGAAATTGTTTTTTATGAACATGGTAACTTTAAAGATCTAAAAAACAAAATAGATTATTATCTTGAGCATGATGAAGAACGTGAAAAGATAAGGGTCGCTGGACATGAAAGAACTAAAAAAGAACATACATATGTTCATAGATGGGCAACAATAATAAGGGAGTTAAACCTATGACAGAGATGGTTAAAGCCGTTATAAACGGAGAGTTTGAAATAACATTACCAAAGCATAGGGCAGATAGACCAGACTGGTATCAACCACAAGGTTGGGAGAAACCAAGATTAAAGTCTATGCATGAAAATATTGGTGAAAACGATGTTGTTTACTATGTTGGTGCTGAAGAAGGAGAGATGCCAGCATTATGTCAGATGTGGGGTGCTGAGGTTGTTTTATTTGAGCCTAACCCAAAAGTTTGGTCACACTTTCCATTACTTTGGAGTGCTAATAATTTAAAAATGCCACTTGCCTGTATTCCTGGATTTGCATCAGATAAAGATAATAAGTTAGCAAGAATTTATTACAGCGAGTTTCCACCAGAGGCTGATTCTCCTATTGAGGCAGCGCATGGATTTAAAGAACTTCAGTATGAAGCAGATAAATATGGACAAACTAAAATTGATACTCTTGTTTATGAAAAAGGATTAAAGCCACCAACAGTAATCTCTCTTGATGTTGAGGGAAGTGAATGGCGTGTTCTTGGTGGTGCAGAAAAAACAATGAGAGAATTTAGACCAAAAATTTGGTTATCTGGTCATCCAGAATTTATGATGATGTATTGGAAAGAATATCTATATGATTTAAGACAGTTTATTAAAGGCATTGGATATAAAGAATATCTTTTAGATTATCAACATGAGGTTCATTTTTATTATGAACCAGCCTAAAGCATATATATTTTCTATTGATCCTTTAGATGCTGCTGATGGTAAATGGGATTACGGTTTGCTTAAAGAAACTTTTGAACGTCATCACATTGATCAATTAGTTGTAAAAAATATACCAAAAGATGAAAGAGCATTTGTAGTAATTCCTGGTCAAGGTAATGCGGGTAAAGAAGAACTAATTAATAAGGAACTTAGTAATCTTGATAGAGTAGTATTATTTATTACTGGAGACGAGTCTGCTACATTTAATGTAGATCTTATTAGTCATCCTAATATTAAGATATGGGTTCAATACCCCCACAAAAAACATGAAAAATATCAAAAGTTTTTTATTGGTGTTCCACAGCATTTAAAGGCTGAAAAGCCAGATTATCCTAGCAAAGATTATGACGTTTATTTTGGTGGACAGGTTACACATCAACGTAGAAAGCAACTAGGAGAGGTCATGCAAACCCTTCCAAATGCCCTTTATAAGCCCACAAAAGGCTTTGCACAGGGTGATACACCAAAGGAATACTATAAGACGCTCTCAAAGGCAAAGATAGCCCCTGCGCCAGCGGGTGCTGTAGTAGTTGATTCTTTTAGATTTTTTGAGGCTATAGAAATGTTATGTATGCCTGTTGGAGATGGAAGAAACTCTCAAGGAGAAGTTGATAGTTATTTTAAATATATTTATCCTAAAGATCTACCTTTTCCAATAGTAGATAATTGGAATGAATTAAATGAACTTCTACCAGATCTTATTTCTAACTATCCTAATAATATGCATCAAGTAGTTTGTTGGTGGTTAAAATATAAAAGAGATTTTGGTTTTAAGGTTATGAGGCAACTTCATGAACAAGAGTGATATTACGGCTATACTTGTTACCTCTGTATTGCCAAGTCATCCAGATACCCGCATACTTGATGAAACACTTGCTTCTATTCGTACCCATTTGCCAGAGAATGAGGTTATCCTTCAAATTGATGGGCTTAGAGAAGAAAGAGCAAGCCGCAAAGAAGATTACAATGAGTTTAAAAATCGTGTACTTTGGAAATGCATACATGAATGGAAAAATGTTTTACCAGTAATATTTGACGAACATTGTCATCAGACTACAATGATGAAAAGAACTATTGATATGGTGAACACTTCAGCACTTTTATATGTTGAGGGAGATGCACCGCTTACATCAGATCAGCCAATTGATTGGCAGAAATGTTTAGACATGATGGAATACAATAGTGCCAATACTATTAGGTTTCATTTTGAAGCATCCATTCCTAAAGAACACGAACATTTAATGTTTGGTATTGAAAACGGTTTTATGAAAACAAATCAATGGAGCCAAAGACCACATCTTAGTTTAGCAAAATATTATAGAGAAATAGTTCTACCCTTCTCTGATGAAAAAACTTTTATTGAAGATAGATTTCATGGAAAAGTTCAAGACGACCCATGGTGGAAACATAAACTATGGATCTATCATCCTGAAGGTAACATAAAAAGATCTTATCATTTAGACGGACGTGAGGGAACAAGAAAATTTACTGCAGATGATGAAGTCTGGGGATATAAAGAGTGAACCTAGGAATAATTGTAAGATCAGATAATACTGGTCTTGGGAATCAAACAAGAGAATTAACTTATATGCTAAATCCTACAAAGGTTATGCTTATCAACTCTCATTCTTTTAATAAAAATAAACAGCACCCAGAGTGGTATGATAAATATAATATTTATCCTGTAAGGGGTTTTCCAAAGGCTGGAGATATATCTGCATTTCTAAAAGGGCTTGATGTTGTTTTAACCTGTGAAACATTTTATAATAATCAGTTTGTAGATATTGCTAGAAAGATGGGCGTTAAAACAGTATTGCAATATAATTATGAGTTTTTAGATATGGTTGTTAATCCTAGAATATCTGTACCAGATATTTTGCTTGGTCCTAGCATGTGGTATTTTGATCATATGCAGGAGTTATTTTCAGATAAAGCAAAAGTTTTGCATTTACCGCCACCAATTGATCACACAAAATTTAATGAGGTAAGAAAAGAAAACATGTCTAAAGATCATTTTAGAGTACTACATGTAGGTGGAAAGGCTGCATCTGAAGATAGAAACGGCACTCATTCAGTGCTGGAAATGTTAAGATACTCAAAAACAGATTACGAACTTGTTATCAAAACCCAAACACATATTAATATTTCTACCAAAGATTCTAGGATTAAGGTGGATCATAGTGATGAACCAGTTAGAGAAAATCTTTATAAAGGATTTGATTTAGTAATTATGCCAAGAAGATATGCAGGCTTATGCCTGCCAATGAATGAGGCATTAATGAGTGGTTTGCCAGTGTTTATGACTAATATATCTCCTAATAACTATGTTTTACCAAAGGAGTGGCTTGCTAATTCTGAAAAAACTGGAACATTAAAAACTAGAATGATGCTTGATGTGTATTCTGCAGATCCAAAACATTTGGGCAAGATGGTTGATAAATTTATGAATCAAAGAAGTAGATACAAAGATAAAGAACATGCTTTTGAAATTGCTATGAATAACTTTTCTACTGAAAAACTTAAAGATAAATATATTGATATATTAAAATAAGACGGGTCCATTGCTAGACCCGCCTTATAGTTACTAACTAAATTACTTAGCAGTCTTCTTCTTTGGCTTTGCAGCCTTAAGAGCCTCTTCAACTACAGAAGCCTTTGGCAAACGACCAAATGCTGCATCGTTAGGATTAATTGCACGTGCTGCTACTGGAATGAGTGCACCAACAAGTGCTGCCCATAGATCCTTTGGATCTGTTACTCCTGCAACGTACAATGCTGCTACTGCACCAACAATCGAACGACCATATGATGCAAGCATTGCTTTATGTTTCTTACTTAGTTCCATGTTTTCCTCCTAGGATAGAACCTTTATTAGTATAGCATAGCCAGCCCACAAGCCAATAATTCCTGCCACCCCTGCAAAAACTGGCGGTGCTGGAACTGGCAACTTGAATGCAGCAAATACTAAACCGCATCCAAAACCTGTTAATGTTGATAATATAATATCTTTCATCCCTTTACCCCCTTACCACTGTCTGGATTTTCTGGATGATCCAATGGAGTTGGTGCGGTACATAGCGCACCACAGTTATCGCACTGAATATCCAAATGATACATAGCAACCATATAAGTTTCTGGATCAAATGATATTAATGCCCTGAATAAATTTTGTCCACAATTTGGGCAATCGCAAGTTGGAATACCCCTAGCGTCTATCATCTATGTTCTCTGGTAAAAGTGTAAGTAACTTATCTGATAGTTCTTTTTTATCAATACTATTTAACTCTTCAATAACTTCTTTTATAGTTTCTTGAGACCGCTCAATATAATCAAAAGCCCAATCACGAGAATCAGATAAAAATTTAATAAAGTTTTCTTTATGAATATCTTGATCTTCTGGAGATGATGCAAAAGACTGGGTAGTTTCAAGTGCTGTTGACATTGAACTATAGGCAACAAGTAGTTGTGCAAATCCATCACTTACAGTTTTAAGTTTTTTTACTACAGCAACATATGCAATCATAAAAGATAAAGAAATGATGCTAAGTACAGCCAGTGCGATTTCCATATTAATTCCTTTGTCCAAATACTATTGTATCACCAGAGTGGTTATACATTTTTTTAAAGTCTATACCTGTCATTTTTTCATAAAGTTTAATATGCCTATATTTTCCCACACCAAAAATACCCTCTTCAATTCCACACAACACCTTGCGCTGTTTATCTTTAGATATGTCTTCTAGTTCTTTCCAAGATACCTTACGTATATTACGATCTTTCCATATCTTGCTATACCCCTCACGAGTATAAAAATGATAAAGAATTGTTATGCAAGGAGAATAAATATCCCATCCTCGTGTCCATGCTCGTACTGCAAAACATAACTCTTCTCCAAAAAATGATATCTCTGGATCATACGGAACTTCTTGTACAATGTTACCTGTGGTAAAAATAAATCCACCTAATACTGTAGTAGATAACTCAGGAACATTTTTATTAGTTAGTTCTAATCTTTCAGCAGTCCACTCATTACGCTTAGTAAGTTTTGGTATTTGTTTTGTTGGGTAGGGCAATTGAGTTTTATTATTTTTTATAATATTAATTGTTTTATTTGTCTCTACATAAAATGGTGGAGGAAAATAAGAAAGAATTATCTTATCATTGTTTGATAATAGTTTTGCTAACTCATGTTGTTTAATGCATAAGAGATCCCAATGTTTTTCAAACATTGTGTGTGAATCAATTTGTAAAAAATAATCTTGCCCATCATACGATTCCATAGCCTTTGCTCTTGCAAAACCAGCACCTCTAGCATACTTAGGATGCATCTTTTGTAGAGAAAGTCTAGGTACCCAAGATAAATCTGGTTCAAACTTTTCAAACTCTTGAAGAACTACAGAGAAGTATAGTTCTTCTGGATGTGCGGCATTATCAATAGCAGATTTAATAGTTCTAACTAATTCTGGATCTCTATAACTTGCTATTGATATAAATATGCTCACTACTTATAAATTTTCTTTGCTCTTTTTGAAGCATAATAGCCATAAAGTTTAGTAAATAGTTTTTCTGACTCAAAGTATGCTTTGTTTCTACCAGGATTAGTAAACTCTGATTCCCATGCATCTCGTCTAAATGGAATCATTTGTACCATAGGAGTACCTTTTTCAATAGTACCGCTAAATCCTTCTTTAATAAAGAATGGACAATTAATTGATGTTGTTAAAATATCTGTATCAACAACGCCAGGAATTACACGTATTGGTAAATTTTGATATCCAACTGGATGTATGAATAATGTTGACCAGCCAGGGGGAGTTATGATATTCCATCCATGATAATATTTAAAAGCGGATGGGCTATAACCATCTGGAACTTGAAAACTACTTAACTGATCAGCAGACCATACACTTAATACTTCCTCATCTGTGGTCCACTGAACATATGGAATATTATTTTGTTGTGTAACATATAGGTCAGACCATAATGGAAGAATGTATCCAGCAGTTAACATATCTATTGTAGGAGCACACTGCTTTACTGTAATACTTGCTTTTGGATCAAACTTTAACATGTTTTGGTCATTTGCATACTTTGGAATGTCTTTCCACCAATCAGGAACCATCTTGGCTGCTGGCACTGGTCTTTCTCTGACCTCATATACATGCTCAGTTTGCGCTTCAAATGTTATGATATTATTTTTCATTATCTTCCTTTACATGTGTAACCCAATAGTATTTACACGTTGAGCAGCATGGAACATTATATGGACTAAATGTTGCTGGCTGAAACTGTGCATAATATAGTGGATCCTTATTAAATAAATTTGCTTTATGAGTAGTTACAACACGCATCATTGTATGCTCATTAGTTAACCAGTCTGGCATTCCTGATCCCCAAGAATCTCCCACTTTAGTAAAAAGTGCTTGTATATTTGCTTCGTTTTTATCTGTCTTGATACCTCTAAGTCTAGCCTCATGTATCATTGCTTTAATGTAAATATGCAAAGTTTTCTCAAAACCACGCCACATTTTTACGGCTGGATGATTACGCCATCCACCAGTAGGAGATTGACCCGATAAAACATTGAGTATTTGATAGCCTTCTAAAATCTGTTTATTAAGACGCTTAGAGTCTAACATTTGAGCACAGGTAATAAAATTACTAGACGGTAAAAAAGTTTGCATGATTCTAATATACCATTACTGCTTGGATTTGTCAATAGGAAATGTAGTTGTACATACAATGCATACTTTATAACTTAATCCTGTAAAAGGGCAAGATCCAGCATCTGCTAAATTATGACCCTTTATTTTACATTTAAAATAATTTATAAAATGTTTAATCATTTAATTACCTCTCTAGTAACTAGCACAATTGCCCCTTCCATTTCTAAAGCCTTCTTTACCATTGATACATACTTGACTGCATCTAACTTTTCATCATGAGTCATTCGTATAAATGATCTCTCATCTAATTTTATCGTAATGAATGTCTCATTGTCAATAAGACTTACCCCAAAGTTTTTAGGAGCGGGTATAGAATGAAATGCCATACGCATTTTATCTGTATACATTATTGCTCCATTGTTAGTGCTTGCCAGGTATAAGACCAATCTTTTTTAGTCTTATGATTATTAAATTCTTTAGAGATTTCTCCGCCCTCTAAATATATTCCACCCCAAATTCCCCACTCTTTGCCAGATACGCCTACTGCAAAACATTTATTAGCAACTGGACATGTTCTACAAAGAGAGTCTACAAATTCTCTTGTTTCAGTTTGTTCTTCGTAAATATCAAAGAATACATTAGTATCGGATCCTAGACAAAGAGCATCGTCTTTCCACAGATGCTGTTTCATATCTATCCCCTATACTTATTTGGAATATCCCATCCATTGCGGTTAACTGGATAAATGCGCTGAAGGTACCAGACTCCATTTACTCTAACCCCATTGACGGCAGTACGTGCAGCATCTGATCTTTTACGATCTGCTACATCCCAACCAATCCAAGAAAGATTATTGTTACGAGCAACAATCTTTTCCATTTTTTCTAAATTTGTTACTATCATATTTCCCCCTAGTATCTAAAAATTCCAACTTCAATGTTTTTTAGTTCTGCTTCTGCAACAAGTTTAGAAACTGGTTGTTTTGGTTTACTTAAGAATGCAAAATAATTAACATAAGTCATATTTTCATAAACCCATTGAATAGGAACTTTATAGTATTTAATTCTTTTTCCTCTTGCCTTCATGCCACGTTCTGAAAGGTTACAGAATTCTGAGACCATAGAATTAATTCTTGCAGGTCCAGCGGAGTAGATAAAGAAGTCTTGATCATCTTCTTTCATGCTTGACATAGCAACGCCCATAGCACGAATGAAGACATTATAATCATTAAAGTCACTCGTTCCCTGTACTACTACTATCATCTCTCTTCTTTCCCTTACCTAAATTATCCAATATAAAAAGCATTTTGTCAATATCTTTTTTAGACATATCTGCAGTGTCAACTGGCTTCACACTTTCTGGAATTATGTTTCCATATTGTGTTTCAGCCACATAAAAGATATTATCTTTAACCCAGTATGCCTTGTCCTCTATAACAATTATTTTTACCATATGTGCTTCTACATGTTTTCTAGACTGTGAAACCACTTCTGGTTTTTTATATAGATTTTTAGGCATAAAATGTTTTGTTCTCTCATGTATAGATGTTTGGCTATACGTGATACGACCAATATTTTTCATGCTTTTTCTTGTGCTAAGTTTAATTATAGCCAAAGACAATACAAAAGTCAAGCCTATGGCTAAAATGTATTCCATCTTATTTCCTACTATTAAGATTTAGTTTTTGTTATTTTTGTTGCAGGCACTGGTTCTGCTTGGCTGATCATAAGTTTATTAAACCTGATCTGTGTTTGTAGCAATTGAAATTCTGTATCAGATGCTTTCTGACGATAAAAATTAACTAATTGCTTTAGTTCCTCTACCCCAAGTTCTTCCATGACTTACCCCCTTTTTGGACTAAATGCGCTACCTTCCCAGACTTTCTGAGACTTTTTCTTTTCACGCTCTACAATTGCACGAGACCAAGAGAATCCTGCGTCTCCACCCCATGCATCCCACATAATTCTTCCATTAGATGGATTACTATTATTATAGAAGTCTTTTCCTTTTTTGTCAACTTCATGACGAGAAAAGAAAGAATACATGCGCTTAACTGTATCTAATGATAATGCACGACCAGCGACAATATCTGTTGCACGACCCCAACCTACTGGAGTTCCCGCACCTGTTGCTTTACCTTCTTCTTTCCAGCGCAAAGCACGACGTGCTGCTGCTTTCATACCAGAAGTTGGTGTGTATGTTTCTGCTTTGTACATATCTGAAGGCTGAATAATTTTACTTTTCATTTTTCTTATACTCTCCATATTTACCAAGAATTGATTTAACTGTTCCATTCTTATTAAGTCTAACAATCATGCCATTTTTAATTTGAATGGGGTTAAAAGGATGTTTTGTTTTATATTTGCCAGAAGACATTATTTTACAAATGGATTTAGATCAAAAATTGATCCAGACCAATCTCCCATACCCTTTGTTGCTTTATTACGCCAATCTTCAGGAAGCATATCCATTGCATTTAGTGCACGTGCACGACGAATAATATGTGCTCTTGCAGCACCATAATCTTTTGCACGTCCAACAGAACGAATTGCATTCATAAGATCTGCACGATTTCCAATTGGGAAAGAACCATCAGGCATTGCTGTTCCAGCCTCTGCCATTCTTTCACGTTGTCCTCCAGAGAATTCTCTCTTGTCCATGTCAACTCCTTTGTATGTACCACCACGACGTTTGTATTCTTGAACTACCCAGCCATTTGCAACTGCAGAAGGATAAACGTCAAATTTATCTTTTGCTGCTTGCACAACTGAAGCATATAGTCTTGGATTTGCTGGTGTTGAACCACTTCTGCGTGGCTTAATCATATCTTCATAGTTAGGTTTAGCAGCCAATTCTATATCTGCACTATCTTGTCTATCTAATTCAGCATCTTGATATGGTGCATTAGCCATCTGCGCTTTATTTACAGGCACACAGTTAGGAACCATTCTTCCATCTTTTTCTTTCATGCCTCTTTGCTCATATCCTACCCAACAGGCTTTTGTCATATTATCCCATTTATCTTCATCTTCATTGTCGGATTGATAAGATTTGCCAATTGAATTATCATAAGCATCCATTGAAGACTGCATTGTTTCTTCTGGAGAAGAACTTGAAGACATTTCTTCAACAACGTCTCTTGATACCATTAATGATTCAATTTTTACTACTTCAGATGCTCTGTGTGCATGAATATCTTCAGTTGCTTCCCAAGCACCGTCTTCTTCTTCAAAAATACGAATAGATAATACTGGATCTTCTGGCGTTGCTTCCATTGCATATTCTGAACCTGTTAGTCCATAAGTACCTTCAGTCATTACAAACTCTACTTGACCAACTTTAATTTCATCTTCTTCGCAAAGAAACATAACATAATCACCTTCAGTGACCATTGCTTTTTCTACACCATTTATAAATTTTTTAGCCGTACTTGCCCAAATAGCACGAGCCTGTGCTTGAGCCTTAGCCTTAGTTGGATGGCATCCATGTACTGTGCCGTCAGCACTTACAGTTGGAAATCCTGCACAACCATAAGATCCTTTTTTACCAGCACGGTACCCGCCTGCTGGCTTTCCTTTACCACCTACTGGCATATAATCCTCCTAGATATACATAGATTATATCAGAAGTTTCGCCTCTTCATGAGGCGCTTCATTTCATCCAAAGCCCAGCGGTGATCCTGAGATAATTTAGCCACTTCATTTTTATCAAATGCTTTATCTGTTAGGGTAACTATAGGCTCATCAGATAACAAATCTACATTTACAAACCCTTTTTCCCACATAGTCATTATCTCAGAATTAACGTGGTTTAAATGCTCCCTATATAATTCTGGCATTATGTCCTTTATTTTAGGAGTAAATCCATACAGAAGTTCTCCTGTTGTTGAATCTACCCCAACAACTTCAAGAGCCTTATTTAAGATAAGATAGTCTATAGCATTTTGATCTTCTGGTATCATATTTTTCCCATCAGGATTGAATATCAGTTTCAGTATTTTTTTCATAATTAATTAGATCCACCAACTGCTCTCTTGTTTTTCCACCTATTTCTCTTTTTATTTCTATTCCATCATCAAATAAAATAAAAGTTGGAACAGATTTAATGTTAAAATTTGCTACAAGTTCTGGATTATAATCTACATCTATAATTTGAAAACCAGCAACTGTTTGATCACGATTTAACTCTTCAACAATTGGTCTTGTACGCTTGCATGGTTGGCACCATTCGGCGGTAAAATAATAAATCGTTTTCATTTTCCAGACTTTGCTCTAGCCTTTTTAAGTACATCAAAGTCTTTAATTTTTGTTTCGCCAAGATATCCCCAAGCATATCCATCATTAATCATCTTATTATTTAATGATTCAGACTCTCCGTTTACATATACCCAGCCAAGAATACGACCATACTTTTCAGATGAGTCCATCTTTTCTGTACGAATAACTACAGACTTTGCATCTTTTAAATGCTTCTTTAAATATTCTTTTGCTTCTAAACCTAAAGCCTTCTCTGCTTTGTCTGTTGTACGAGATTCTGGCGTATCAATACCAGCAAGTCTTACACGAGACGCAAACATAATATCAAACCCTAAATCAATAATAACGTCAATGGTGTCTCCATCAACAACATTTTTTACTTCTCTTACAAAATACTCATACATTAGTTAGCACTTCCTATCAGTCTATTTTCTATCAATCGTTCACGCTCATCTATAATTTCAAGCATAAAAGCCATCATCTTGGTATAAGAGTTTGGATCATTCATAATTTTTTCATAATGATGACCACAAAAAAGAAGATCACCAGTAGAACCTTTGACTTGAACATATGCCTGTGCCCCACATCTATCACAGCGATCTATAGCCTTTAAAATATATTCTTTTGGCTTTACACTTGGATGATCTTCTACTATGTTTGTCATAATTTGATTATACATCTACTTTCTATTATCTGTTGAATAAAACCCTGAACCATTAAATAAAACGCCAGGAGATGACCACTGTCTTTGCATTGTATTTCCACAGCAAACTGGTTCTCTATCTTCACCAAAACCACGCTGAAATTCAATGCTAGAAGAACACTGCAAACACTTATAATCGTATACTGGCATAACTTAAGTATACCTTATGCTGTCTTAGTTGTCAATCTAGCATATGTACGTATTCTATGACAATTGGCACATACAACTTCACACTTTTGTACTTCTTTCATGATTGCCTTCCACGAAAAACCGTCATGAATCATTCTAGAAACATTATATTTTTTATCTCTAACATGATCAAAATCAAGAACTATATGATTATTTTCTCCGCAGTCAACACATCCGCTGGCTTGCTTTATCTCTACCAGCCTTTTTTTGTATTGCTGTTTTTGTCTATGTACTAATTCTTTTTCAGTCATAGCACTTAATATTATATCAAAATATACAAGCCCCACACAGGGAAATCCAGGCACAATAGCCACGGAATATAAAGTAGGTAACTAATCCACCCTAAGTCCTGTGTGGGGTTCTACTATTGTATATTACTTTTTAGCAACTTTGATTGCAATTTCCTTTGGCTTTTTTTCTTCTGGAACAATGCGATCAATGTCAATATGAAGCATTCCATCTTTCATCTCTGCCCCAGTTACTTCCATATATTCACCAAGAGCAAATGTGCGGGTAAACTTTCGTGTTGCAATACCCTTATGAATTGCTTCGCCTTCAGTTTCTGTAGTAATTTCACCCTTTACAATAAGAGTTCCATCTTCAACAGTTACCTTTACATCATCTTTTGTAAAGCCAGCAACTGCTACAGACAACTTATAGGTATCTTCATCAACCTTAATTAAATCATAAGGTGGATAAGATTGACGTGTTGCTACGTTATGTACTGTATTAAAACGGTCCAACTCACGGTTGAAACCAATAAAAAATGGATCCTTAAAAAGATCCAATGTAAATGAACTTACCATTTTGTTCTCCTTTTCAGCGAGTAAGTAGTGCACCCCCATTTGGCAGGTGCACTACCTATTATACCACTACCCTACATTTACTGCAAGTTGAGAAGAATTATTTTTAAGAAAATCATATGTTGGCTGATATGCTCCCTGATATGATTTAGCCCAAAATGCTGCTAGTGCTGCCGTAGCACCAGAAGTTCCAATAATACGTCTTCCAACTACATCATGGGTGCCAAGAGCATAAAAATCTAATTCTGCACCAGTATTACTATAGTTTTCAATGTTTCCACGCTCTCCAATTGCTCCAACTGCTACAGCCTCCGAGATACAGGCTGGGTAGTCTACACGAGTTTTATCATAACGATTTCCAGCAGCAAATAAAGATGCTACTCCCATTGACTGCAATGTAACAATTGTATTACGAAGATTTTGATTTACAGGACAATAGTGCCCCTTCTTTGTAAATCTATTTGATCCAAATGAAATAGATGTTGCAACAATATTAAACTTAGTTTTATTTGCAATAACCCACTTCATTGCTTCATTAATAGTATTGTCTGTATAAATACCAAGAGTTCCACTATTTGTTGCTGGAACAATACGAATAAAAATAATATCCATATTTGGATTTACCTTTTGTGCAATAGCAGACATATGTGTACCATGCTCAAATCCATTGATTGGATTGATCATTGTTGCAGATCCAGGACCTTCCTGAAAAGTCTGCTTATTTGGGCAACGCTTTTCTTCCATAATACATACTTCATATGCAACATTTACTTTGGTTGTATCTACTGCTGTATCTAGAATTGCAATTGCTGGTTTTTGGTTTGCACTTACCGCTGGCAAAAACGCAGCAGTAAATAGAATTACTAGTAGCCCCACTACCTTTTTCATTTTTCTCCTTTTATATTAGATGAATATTCTAATAACGTGTTCGCATGGGTCGCCTCCTGCTTCCCATTCTTCTATCTCTTCTTCACTCATATACTGATATCCACCGTCATGTGTATGACAGTATGGCTCACTAATCCAACCTTTTTCAATGCCGTTAGATAGCCAAATACCAAACTCCTGTTCTTCAGGAGAAAGATTTTCTTCACTAATATGATTCATATATAAAGTATATCCCTACTTGCTAAGAAAGTCAATTGGATATAAACAATGTGGACTATATAAAATAGCAGCATCTAATGCTTGAGTCAGCCTACGCTTTGGATCTTTATAGTTTTGGGTGGCATGTAAAGAACCCATTGCGTAGGCTGAACCTGAACCTATGGCAGCAAAATTTGTGTCATAGGATATCATGGTTAAATTGGCAGATTCATGTTCATACATTCTGCCTTTAACACATATAAGTAATGTTAAATCAGACTCTTTTTCAGCAGGCATACCCCACTTATCATAAAATAACTTAATTGATTCAAGAAATTTACCACGCATAAATTTATCTATATTACCTTCAACTTTAGGTGGTATAAAATTATTTTGAATTATTTGACCTTCTAAGGTGCCACAATAGCCAAATAAATAATCTCCAGACTTCCATATTTTAGGAATGTCTGATTTCATTTGTTGTGATTCATCTACAACGGCTCTTTCTCCAGCCATATAAGACTTTCCATCTTTAATTATTGCAGCAATACAAGTCATGCCAACCCCTTAGTTTTCTTGTCTTTCTAGTATAGCAGACAGATTTTTATACGTCAAATACCGTTATTTTACAGTTTGTCCGCAGGTTGGGCAGGTTTTTGTATTTTTAGCAGTACTATCAGTCTTTACCTTAGCCTTAGTGTCACCTTTAAATTTTGGACGACCAAAACCTACGATAGAAATCATTTCGCCTTGTTTATTTTTTCTAAATGCACGAAGTTTTTTTGAAACCTGTCCACCATTACGCTGGCTACCCTTTTTATCTGGGCTAGTATTTCCTTCAATGCACCAAACAGTTCCGTCTTCATTATCTTTAATAACAATTCCAACGTGAGAAATTCTATCGACACCATCTGAGGGGAAATCGAAATAGGCAATATCTCCTGGTTCTGGATCTGCTAAATCTCCATCGATCCATGCTCCAGCCTTCTTAAATGCTTGTGCTCCACCTGGAGTATAAACAGTATTAGGAACTTTTACACCCGCTTCATTTGCACACCACATAACAAACGAACCACACCATGGTTGAAAGTTTGCTTTAGTAAAAGCACCGTACTTTGTTTCGTTATCTTTTGGACCCTCAATGGTTCCTAGTTCTGCTGTAGCAACCTCAATTAAACGTGCTGCCGTACCTTGCTCTGCCATAATTAATCCTTATCCCAATCTGTATCTACTGGTTGTGGCTCTGGCATCTGACCATCTGGTTTTGCTGCAAGCCTTGCCATAGTAGCATCAATTTCTGCTTCAAGTTTTTTATCTGCTTGAGTGTTCTTTGCATCCATCTCTTTATTATCAAGTTGTGCCTTCATAATATCTTTAGCACCAGATTGACCAATCAATAGACCAGCAAGTGTTCCTGTAATAAATGTTGCAACTGATCCAAGCACGTTGAAGAACATTTTGTCATTCTCTGACTGTGCTCCAATTGGTTGAGTTACAAACAGTAGTCCATAAAGAATTCCTACTGCTGTTAAAAATAAAATTGATCCAAGTGTAATGCCTAGAATAAATTTTAATCTAGCATCTAGTTCTTGTGGAGTTAATCGTTCTTTGCTCATTCTCTACCCTTTACTTTTTTGATATTCTTCCCATGTTGTTTTGCTAACTAGGTCTTTTGAGCATGTTCCACTTGTTTCACAAACAGGTGGATTACATTCTGCTTTATCCCAATTGGCTGAATCTTGACAAGGATAACGATAGTGACCATCATAGCCACATCCTGTTAACAATAGCCCTAGGAGGGCTACTCCAATTATCCTGATCATACCCACCATTATATCAGTTATTCCTTTTCTTCACGAAGGGGAATTGTAACCAGCCATAGCACTATAGATACTAGTGTGGCTAATCCCACGATTTGTTGAGCAGTACCTGTAAGGGTAAGCCAAGCAATAAAAAAGCCCAAAATGGTAAATACCTGAGCAATACTTTCAATAATTGCAGCCTTAAACCATTTAAGTAGACCTTTAACTATCTTACCTATCATGTTCATATTATAACCTCCTTATTGACATAACAGAACTAACTATATTTCCTACTAAAATAACAGGGACTACCACCTCTTGAACCTTTTCTCTTTGGTCATCTGTCATATCTTTACCCCATTCAGATGGGCTAAATACCTTATCAAAATCTATATTTGTTAATGTTCCTAACGGATCAGATAAAAATTGATCAGCCTGTGCTTCTGTAATAGCATCTGCTACAGTGTATGGCATTGGAGCATCTGCATTTTGTTCTGCCTTGTCAGCAAATGTTGCAATAGCAATAGCAACTGCTGGGTTATCTTTTGCTGATTTTGCAAGAATTTCTACTTCATTTGACTTTACACCAAGATTTTTTGCAACCTCAGCCTTTGCTTCTTCTGTTAATGCCAACAATGTATTTCCAATTGCAGCCATTTGATCCGCTGTTAGTTTAACTATCTTGTTATCTTTGCTTGTAAGATTAGCAATAACTCTGCTTAAATCTTCAGTGGTACCCTCGCCTTGTTCTGGAACAAGATTTATGATAGTATCTTCTTGTGATGGTTCTTCAGAAGGTTCGTCAAGAGTTGGCTCTGGTTCAGGAGTTGAATTTAGATCTGTATCCGTTGGCTGAGGTAAAGGCTCTTGTGAAGGCTCTGGAGTTGGATCAGTCTCTTCATCTACCCCATCTGTTATATCAGGGCTTGGAGAAGGATTGGGATTTTCTGGTTCAGTTTGTTCTATATCATCAGGGAATCTTGGATCCTCTGGAGTAATTATTTCTGGCTCAATCTCTATATCTGGTTCTTGTGTTGGTTCTGGAGTTGGTTCTGGTGTTGGAATTATAACCTCTGGAGTTGGATCTGGCTCAGGCACTACAGTTGACTGAGCAGCAGCAATAGCATTTGCAATTAATGATGCAGTTACTCTAGCCTCTTCTTGAAATGCTATTTCTTCTTGAGTTGGTCCAGTTGGTGTTGGGCTAGGCTCTGGAATAGGTTCTGCAGACAAAGTTGGGATTGGTTCTCCTGCTTGTATTTGTGTAGCACCCCACTCTTCAAGAGAAACTATTTGACCACTATGAAGCCTTACTCCTGTTCTTAAGTTAGGATATTCTGGACCTTGATAACTATAGGCTACAGAAATACCACCAGTATTTGTAATAGCAACAATAATATTAATATTACTTGGAGTAGGGGCAGACCATTGTCCAAATGGAATTACTTCTAGATCTAATTGAAATCCGCCTTCAGAATAAGATATGTTAAGAGTGTCTGGTGCGTTATACCATCCTGAAACCCAATCCATAGAATAAAGAGATATAGATGGGGTATTTGGATACTGCCAATACGTATTGTCTGGTTGTCCAAATGTAATTACAGAATTAGTTGTTGCATAAATATTTGAGTATTGAACTCCATCAAACGTAATTGTTGTTGCTATAGGTATTTGATAAGAGGTATCATCTCCACCGCAAGTATCCATTGTGTGTACAGTCGGAACTTCATCACCATTATACGCTGCTGCAATAGTTTGTGATTCAATATAATTTACACAGGTTGCATATGCGTTTTCTGGAAATGTTAGCAAACCACTTAAAGCAATCCCTGCCACTGCAATTATGCGTAGGAATTTATTTATGGGGGCACTCCTATTTAATTGTTTAATTATACATATTATATCATGATAAAAGAAAAGAGCGCAGATTTCTCTGCGCCCTAATCTTTTTTAATTGTTAATTACTTAACAAGTGCAACTTTTGCTTTTGGATTAGCCTTATTCCACTTAACAATAAGTGCATTGAATGACTTCTTTAGTGCAGCAAGAGCCTTAGCGTTTTCTGCCTTAACTGCATCTAGTTCTGTCTTAGCAGCAGCCTGTGCATCAGCAAGAGCCTTGTCTGAAGCAACCTTAGCGGTTACGGCTTCAGCCTTTAACTTTGCAATTTCTGCGTTAGCCTTCAATAGTTCTGCATCAGAAAGAGCCTTTGCATCAGCAAGAGCCTTTGCAGAAGCAGCCTTTTCTGCAGTAAGTGCAGCATTAGCAGCATCACGAGCAGCAGTCATTGATGCAAGTTCAGTTGCAAGATCACGATTTGCAACTACCTTTGATGCTGTTAGAACTGGAGTAGCAAAACCTGCAATTGCAGACTGTGCTGTAACAGAAGAACCAAGACCAAAAATAGCAACAGCATTGCCAGAGGCAGCCATTGTTACCTTAAAGTCAGCAGTTCCAAAGTTTGTTAGTCCAGAACCAGTTGTTGCAGTTACTGTATCAAGTGTTCCATTAGAAACAGTTGCAGTAAGAGCAACGCCAGTTACTTTATTACCAAACACGTCAGTAGTTGTAACTGTATAAGTTTTTTGTGTTCCTGATGCAGCGGTATCATCACCAGCAACAGATACTGTATTTACGTTACCAGCAGTACCCTGAACATAATATGTTGTAGTTGTACCCTGATTTGTAATTACAACAGTACCAACAGCAGTAGTCTTTGTAAAAACAAAGAATGTTGCAGTTGTGCCTGTACCAGTTGCAATGGTTGCAGAAGCAGAACCAGCAGATGCTGTTACTGGAGCAGCAGATGTTGCAGTAGCAAGAATGATTGAAGCATTAGTTGCTGAAACTGTAACTACTGTGCCAGTATCTACTGTAGCAACAAACTTAAGAGCGTCTGTTGCATCTACAGAGTTATCTGAAGGAACTGGAAGTGCTACGGCTGCTGTTGTTGACAAACCATTGTTTGTCGGAGCAGAACCATTAACCGTGATTGCCACTGTCATTGGGGCAGCACTTGCAGGTGTTGCGACAATTGTGCTCAGTGACAGGGCTGCAACCACGCCAAGAGCGATCTTCTTAAATGAATTCATTTTTCTCCTTATAATTCATCGTATTTATATTAGTTTATATTGATTAAGGTAATCCTCAACCTCGTCGGGGATTTCCTTAGTATCTAATTCTACCATAGCCCTTTGCTTCTCTGCAAGTCGGGTAGCAGAACTCCATGTATGAACCTCAATCTCAAGATTAGAGTCCCTACTGGTGTGAGATATTGCTCCAAATACCGCCCCACAAACGGCATCTGCCAAGTCCTTAGATTTTTTTCTTGGGTGATCTACACGATTATTTTTCATAATCTTTAGTTCACTCATTTCCTCAAGAAGTAAAGGAATCATAGGCATTGCAATTCTTTCTTCATATATCATCATTGCTAGGTCTTCATAATGTTTTTTAGCAACAGAAACAGTATCAGTTCTCATTCCTACCGCTTTTAACTCCTGCTGAATATCAAATGATTGCCAACGGTCAAAAGAAACTGTACCAATATTAAATCCTTCTCTGCGTAAATTCATAATCCATTTTTTAACTTCAGATAGGTCTACTGGACCTTCAACCTTTGGTTCCCACCATGCAACTGCGTCCACAACAACAATTGGGGCAACCTGTTCGTAATCTTTAATTACCTGAATGTTCACCCAGCGTTCAACATGTGCAATTGCTACTGCACACTTATCGTGCTTTTGTGCAAGGTCAGCATGAATATAATAAGTTTTTTCTGGATCTGGCTTAAAAGCAGGATCAAACCTCCTGTGAGAATCCAGTGGATTTCTCAATGTCATACATTTTTCTAACTTCTCTTTTTGTTTGAAGAAAGCATCAGATGAATATGTTGGGGTACATAGGAAACGCATCATGGCATCTCCTAAATCTGTTAAAAATGCAATCTTAAAATCATCAATCTTTCTAGTAGGATTTACTTCCCATGTAGGTCTTTTAAGGGCAAACATTCTAGGATATTTATAGGATAAAATATGATCTTCTTCCCATACTATTTCAAACTCATTGTCTGGTCCTTCTGGTAACTCTTCATTAATAACAAACTTATGTCGTCTTTCTATTACTTCTTTGTCCATGATTACATCGTCATACCGTTTTGAAATAAAGTCACCGTTATAGCGGGGGAATGAAAGAAGAACTACCTTTCCTAAATCTGGAAAACGAGAATCTACTGTACCTCTAAATGCTTTGTATATATTGTCAGCAGTTTTACCTTGATCGTTTCCTGTTCCTACTTCTGTGGCAAAACCAGAAATTTCATCCAGTACCGCCATGAATAAATTAAGACCTTCATGTGATTCACGCTCAGAGTGACCTGAGTAAACAGTAATAGACTTATCAAAACTAATAGAATTTACTTTTGGATCATATTTACCAGCAAACCATGGAGACTTTTCAATCTTGGTTTTAAAGCCTTTAAAGAAAACATTTTTAGCCTGCTCTGCGTTAATTGCTACGTTAATAATGTCTATGGCATCTCCACTGGGTTTACCGTAATATCTTGCTGGGTCCTTAAGGCATAATAACTTATACACAACGTAAGCACAAGCAACAGTACTAACAAAATCTTTTCCACTGCCTTTGCCAAGTTGGAGGATAATTTCATTTTTGGTATATTTAGCATAGTGTTTATCTCCTTGCTCTGTACCCATTAGCATTTGTAAATCTTCTTTGCGATATATCTGACTCATTGCCTCAACAATGTCATACTGGATATTAGACAATGGTGGTTGACCTAAATAATCTAGAGACTCAACAAATGTTTTTACATCTACAGGTGTTTGTTCAAACTGATTATCCTGTAATGCCTCTAAAAAATCATTGAACATTGTGGACAACAGTAATCACTTCTCCATCTTTTGCAATTGCAGATAGTCTTTGCATAATAAGATCTCTAATTTCTGGATGTTCAGATGCAATGTCTCTTAATATATTCATTAAAACTTCTTGTCTCTTTTCAATCTCAACCATCTCTTCTGCAAGTTCTTTATTTTCTAACAATCCAGCCTTCTGCAACATATCAATTCTTTTTGCCTCAATATCCATAACAAGTTTAATTGCTGTTGTTTTTGCATTAAGATTGGCTGTGGTGGTTGCATCTTCAATAACCTCATAAGCCTGCTGAATTAGTTTTGTATAGTGTGCGTCTGCACCAACCAAAGCATCTTTTGCACGAGCACGAATAGCATCATTAGCAGATGCCATAACTTTCCACTCATTAAGAAGTTCAACAACTTTTGTTCGTGGCATAGTAAGTTGTTTAGCAATTTTTGTAGGATCATTACCCTTTAAATATTCAGTAACAACATTATTCATTTCATCAAGATGTTTAACTAAATCTATTTCAGTTGACATTATCTTTTCCTTTAGCAATTTTAAGCAAGACTAGGTATCCAATAAGATCATCAATATCATTGTCACCTGGATAATCTGTACCCTTCATAAGTCTATTTAGTTTATCATCAATACGGACATGAAGTTGCTCTCTTGGTCCTGCCTTTGAAAATATGCGAACAGGATCCAGTGCTGAATTACCATAAGCAATATTCTTCTTAACAAGCATATGTGCAATTTCGTGGCAAGTTTCCCAAATTTCTTTACCCGCCTCTGTACCTACGGTTAAAAGATATAGGTCTTCACACCTAAAATCTTCTACATCTGGAAATACTGGATTAAGACTCATTGGTTCCCCCTACAACATTCTTTTTAATTTCTGTTAATATTGTATCAGCAAGGCGTGACTGCTTAAATTTATTGTATCGTTCGGCAAGTGGTTTAATTGGTCCAAACAAAACTTTATAAGCAATACAATGATCTATATATCCCCATAAATCATCATTTAAATTAAACCTATGTAACCTAATTTCTTTGTCTGTATTAAATTTAACATAAACAAGTGGTTCATTTTCTTTTAATTCAAAGGTACCTTTTTTATCCCACATTTGCATTTCCATAGTATATGGTCTAAACCACTGCCCAATATCAAACTCACCTGGAACTGGGGTACCATATTTAGTATATTCTGGCTTACTAAAAGTTGGATTTGTAAAGGTAGTAAGTAGTGGTTGGTCAGCAAATAAAACATAAGAAAGAGCAATCCTAATTAAAGGACCAGTAGTTATACTTGGTTCCCTATTAACAAATGAATGTAAAAATTCTTCTGTAAGAGGAGTAATAATATTATTGTTACCGCTAAAATCATATTCATATTTACAGTTAATTACATTTTTAAATACGTAGGTTTTTTTAAACAAATCTTTTGTTGCTGGACAAACTAAAAAAGAATCTGTTTTAGCAGCAAGATTTCTGCTTTTGGTTAAATCAGTATATAGATTAACTGGATCTGGATAAAGCATAGACCAGTCCTCTGGATTTTCAAATGTCTTTTTATATCCTGGCGCCCAGTAAACATTAATTATATCTTTATCTTTTTTATTTTTCATCGCTTTGACTTTCTTAATCCAAATTTAGCAAGGTACACATAGATGGTTTCCACGCTTACCCCACACTCCTTAGCAATATCTTCTGGAGATTTTTTATCTAAAGTATAACGCTTACGAAGCCAAATCTCATTTGTATATAGTTTACCAGCCATGATGTTATTTGTCAACTCCTATAGCCTTGTCCCAGTTATGGATAGCCCAATGTCCAATACCACAGGCATCTGCTACATCATTATCATCTATCGATCTATCATAGTTTATATTAATAAACTTAATAGTTCTTTGTTTACGAATACCACGTTCATATCCTTTATACCATGCTTGAGATTTTCCAGGATTTTGACTTCTAACAAGCAACTGTTCTTCTTTGGTTAATTTCTTATTGCCTATATAGTTTTGCCATGTTATAGGTGATACCTTGCCTATTACCTTTGTACCGCTTTGACCAGCAGCACCTAAGATAGCCCCTTGCACTAAAGCAAGATCTGCAGCAGTCTTTGGACTATTCATAAACACTGTATGCTCAATTACGATTGCTTCAAAACCACCATAATAATCAAAAAATGCCTTAGTCTTTTGACCAGCGTCCATTACCTTTTCATAAATATTAGAACCTTCAAAATTAATTTTGCCTACTGTTCCTAAATCATTTTTAAATTTGCCTGAATCTGTAGTAAATAAAGCAAAGGCAAGACTATTGGTGCTGGCATCAATAGCACATAATACTTTTGGTTTAGTCTTGCTCATAATCAAAATACCCCTTAAGTTCTTTTAACATTTTATCTACTGCTTTTTTACTAACATTACAGTTAGAGCAAAATCCAGAATCATTGTAGATAGAAAGTTTTACTCCACATCCACCAAGACACTTTCTATCTTTACCTTTTCGTTTTTGTCTGCGTGTTAATTGATATCTTTCAGCAATCTTTTCTTTTGTAGCCTCATCTCTACAAAATTCGCTGCAATATATCTGATAACTTACTTTTGGTTCAAAGTATGTATTACAGTCAAAACGACTACAAAGTTTCACTCAATTCCTCCAGAGAAGCAATCTTTATTACTCCTGGTTCGGCTTTTGCACAGTCAGCCTGTAGCGGACAGTGCTTACAGATCTTAGCATTTGATCTATAATTTTTCATAGGAAGTTGCTTATCTTCCCAAGCCTTACGAACTTGTCGCATCCATTCAAACGCATTGTCAATCCATTGAATGTAATTATCATTAATGTTTACTGGTATTGCTAACAACTCATGATTATTTTTATTTTCATAAACAATAACACCCTTAGCCTTCTTAAGAACTTTCATATATATTAATGTTTGAATAATATGACCAGTCTTAGCCTTACCAGTTTTCTTACGATATTCAAATACTTGTTCGTTGGTAGTCTTTACTTCAACTACAACCTCATCATCTTTCCAGTTAACTAGCCCATCAACCTTGCCATAGATTGGTGGATCTTCATGCTTTAGTTCAAACTCATAGTCAATAAGAATTCCTGAGTTTTTAAATGCTGTTCCCAAAATTCTTTCATGCGAGAGCGTACCATTATCCATATTTGCAACATCATATGGACTAGCGTTATCTTCAAAGTTAGCCCCCTCAAATGCTAGATACCAGTATCTTGGACATTCTCCTTCACCATAGGCAATCTTTGAAGGGCTGAACATCTTCTTTTTTTGAAACTTAGTACCACGTTCTGATACATATCCGCTTTCTACAGTTTTGATAAAGTCTGCTGCACCAAATTCATCATTTTCTTCTGTAGGCTTAAGCATTATCTGCTTTAGTAAATTTTTAGTCATTTGTCCGTTTTATCCTTTTTATCTATTATATCAGTTATCGCATTATGTACTTAAGCGCTGAAACTAAATTGTTGATTGCCTCTGCTGCAGTATAGTAAATATTTTTCTTTGATCTATCACTTTTATCAACATTGGTTAACCATGTTGCTTTAAATGACATTTTGGCTGCTATAGCCTGTAATCTTACAATTTCAAGACTTGCTACTTGTGGAGGAATATCTGGTTTAATAATTAACTTAGCAATCATTGTAAGTGCTGTAGTCAATTCCTCATCTTTCATAAATTCTGCAATCTCAGATAGCCCATTGACCATCTCAAGCGTTGTCTGTTGTGGCTGTGCTTGTTCCGCCATGATTTGCCTCCCATGTTAATTGATCTAATAAGTCAAACTCTATAATTGCTAAACGAGTCTTTTTATTACCTTCACCAAGTATTACTACAATAGCAGGAGATTTATCTGTGCCAGATTTTATAGAATCTGTTACAGCCTTAGCCCAAACATCTTGATTCAATGTAAATGATTTAGCAGACTCTTTAAAATCAACCACAAAGTCTCTCCAGGTAGCATCACCTTTTTGAGTATTTCTACCTGAATTTTTGTGCTGTTTGGCACCTATTCTTTTACTCTCGTTCTTTTCGCTCATAATCCTTTTTTGTTTTCTTTTGTGGTATTAAATTAACTTTTGATAAATGCTTTTTACTACACATCCAAGTTGCATCCCCTGTTTCAATCCATAGTCTTAAAGAAGTGGCTTCTTCTCCACATTCCTTACATGGAAACTTGCCAGATTAAGTAGAGA